GGTTGTCCTCGAGGTAGTCGACAAACTGCGGCCCGTCGATTTCGGCGAGCGTCCCGGTGTCCACGCCGAAGCGCGGGTGCTGGTTGTAGTCGCTGTAGGGCGTGACCTTGAGCGAATGCAGGTGCCCGGTGACGATGCTTTTGCCGCTGCTGACGGTGTTGTTGTGAGTGGCGTGGATGCCGCCCTTGTAGCGATGCTTCACCACCACGGAGTCGTTGACCCAGCAGCTCCACGCTGGCGTCCACGCGGGAAAATGGTCTTTCAGGGAAAAGCCCTTTACCCCCTCGTACTGGCCGGCGTGCTGGGCGAGCAGGTTCTCAAAGCGGGCGTCGTGATTGCCTAGCGTCCAAACCAGCTTGGCGTTGTGTCGCGCCTTCAGCGCAGCCTCTTCAACTTCTCCGAGGGAGAACTCGCAGGCTTTCAACTCCTCCACGACCGAGGGCTTGCTGTCCCATCCGATGCGCGGATACCGGCTGATAGAGCTTCCGTCAAAGGCGTCTCCGTTGCAGATGACTGCCTTTGGCTGGAGTTCTTCAATTGCCCAGAGCAGGCCGCGGAACGCCGTACTGCGAATGCCCGGCCAAAAGTGCGCGTCGCTGAAGACCAAGACCACGCCATCTTGAATCCCAAGCTGTGACCTGGCCCCATGCTTGTGGGCGGTTTGCAGGTGTGAAAACAGGTGTGCTTTTTTTACCGAATCCAGCGCAATACGATATCGAAGCTCAAGGCGTCGTCGCCTTCGATTGATGGTCCGCAGGTCAACTTGAAGAAACTCGGCCATCTTTTTGGCGCTGCCGTGTAATCGCCAAAGCCTGATGAATTCGTCGTCCGTCGTCTTTGCTTTCAAGGCTTGTCCTTCATCAGCAATCGCTCCAACACGTTGATGACCCCGTGCTCGGCTACGCTTATCTGGTCGGCGCTTGCAAGTCGGTCTTGGGCCAGCGTAAGCACATCGTGCAGCCGCACATGGAGCATTTCGTGCAGCGCGGTCTCTTTCAGGCTGCGCTCGTTGATTTCGGTGCCGGCCCAATCGCCGAGCCGATAGACCACCAACCTGGCCTCGTCGTCGAACATCACTTCGGCCATCGCGCCCTTGCTGGCCGACCGGGTGCTGCGCTCAATGCGCCAATCGCCGAGCGACAACGCATCGCGCCAATACAGCATCCAATGCTGAAAGCGCTCGGCCTGCTCGGGCGTGGGAATGTTCTTGCGCCTCATGGCACCAACCGCAGCCGACAGGAGTTCTCGACAAACCGGCGCAGGCGGTCGATGGCGTCTACCAGCACAATTTCCCGGCGGGGTTTCTTCCACTCGCCCATCCACCGATAGCGCGTGACCTCGGTCTGCGCGTAGTCGATGTCGCCGTCCTCGGTGTTGTGCGCGAGGATAAGCAGCGCCGCGTAGCGATGCGGCGGTAGCGTCACCGCGTCCACGATGCGCTCCATGCCCAGCCGCTGGCCCGTGGGCACTTGGGCGTTGCGATACTTGCACTCGCCCACCACGAAGAGTCGGTTGCCGAACTCGACGAACAGGTCGACATCCGTGGGGCTGATGCGGCCCCAGCGCAGTCCGTCAAAGCGCTTGAGCTGCGCTGCCTGTGCGCGGTTGCGAATCACGCCAGCGCCCTCTTGGCGAGTTGGTAGACGGCCATCGGCACGCTCTCGCCCCGCTCGCGGCGGACAAGGATTTTGTGCGCCCACTCCCGACCAGGCTTGGGCTGCTTGCCCACCAGCTCGCCCACGCGCTTGAGGTTCTCCAACGCCTCGCCCTGCGGCGTGCGGGCCACGTCGAGCATCTGTGCCGGCGCGTGCTGCCGGCGAGAGAGCGCGGCAACCCGGCAAGCCTCCAGAAACTCCGACAGGCTCGGCGGCCATTCGCGGCCGGAATTGGTCACGTTCTGCAACGCGACGCGCAAGGTCTCGCGCTCGTACCTGCCAAGGCTCTCGGCCCAGATTGCCTTCACGTTCTCGTGCTCAGGGACCGGGAACATGGCGGCGAGCTTCTGCGCCCCCCAGGTCGCGGAGAACCGAGCGAACAAGCGCTCAACCAAGGCAAGCGGCAGCGGTTGGTGTGACATCGATGTACTCCGGTTGACGGTTGCGCCCGGTCAGGCTGGCAATGGTGTTTTCGATGCGGGTTTGCGCTGGTCGAGGCGCTGCTCGAGGGGCAGGCGTCACGCGCTCGTTGCGGACCCAATTTCGCCAAGTGGCGGGCCAGTCGGCCTTCCTGCCGTCCTTGCCGGCTTTGGCCGTCCAGTAGTCGCGGAAGCAGGCGGCAACGAGAGCGGCGTCTAGGTCCGGGCGCTCTTTCCTCGCCCATGCAAGCTCGTCTTTCGTCGGGAACTCTTCGGGCAGGCGCGAGCCGGATGGCGAGCGGGCGGGCTTTTCCTGCGCGCGCGCTTCTCTCTCTCTCTCTGTATCTGCTTCTGTATCTGCTTCTGCTTCTGTCTCTGGGGGCGTCACGGTGACGTCACGGTGACGTTTAAGACGGTCACGGTAGGCTCGGGTGCGTTCTGCACTGGTGTCGGACTTGTGCTGCCGGCGGTCCCAAGCAACCGGCTGGAGCGTCTCGCGGTCAATCAGCTCAACCTCTGCAAGCCTCCGCACCACTTCGTCCAGGGTGGACACGTCCAGACCCAGCTTCACGGCCACCTTGCGACGCATGAGCGGCCCGGCTTCGTCGACGATGCCGGCAGCCTTGCAAGCCATCAGCGCGACGAAATGCCAGCGGTCCTCAAAGGCGAGCAGCCGAAGCTTCTCGTCGTCCACAATTTCGGCGTAGCACCGAAACCAAAGCATCTTTTCGCTCATGCTGCGTCCCTCAACAAAAAAGCACCGGGCCGAGCGCCCGCTCCCATGCGCGAAGCGCGTGGCCTACTGCGTCATCGGTGACCCCGTAGCGCGCGCCGATTTGCGCCAGCGTCTCGCCTCGAGCACGAGCGGCCAGCACGTTGTGGCGCTCGGTGATGGGCAGGCGCGCGGTCTTTGCCCGTGCTAGCGATGTGATGAGCGAACGCCTCGCGCCGCTCGGGTAGCAGCCGTGCTTCGCGTTCTGTTGGCCGGCAATCTGTCGATTGCCCACGCGCAGGTGGTTGGGGCACACGCACTTGCGAACGCCGCACGACGAGTACACGACCTGCTTCTTTCCAATGCGTCGGCCGGCAAGCTCCAACGTCAGGCGGCGAACCAACCATTGCCGGTAGCCCCAGCTCACAATCGGATAGCCGCTCTTCGCCATGCACGCGCCGGCCCATATCCAGCACCCGTCCTCGTTGATGCGGACGTTCTCGCGGCAAAGCGCCAGCACTTCCTCTGCGGTGCGTTTTGGGGCTGGCATCAGCGGCTCCACAAGCGGCCGGCGGCCATCGAAGGAAGGCGTGCGGCAACGTCAGCACCTGGCCGCATCGGCGGGCGCGGTGCGAGCTGGAGCGGCGTGAGGTCATTGACCGGGCCACGCGCGCCAAGGATTTCTTGGCCGATGTAGGTGAGCCGATACTCACCGTCGCGCAGTTGCAGCGCGCCCTTCTTGCAGAGGTTTGCAAGCAGGTTCTGCAAGTTGCTGTTGCCCACCCGCGAAGCGGTGAACTTGCGGATGCTTTCAATCGTCGTAGCGCCGCGCGCTACAGCAGCGCACACCGAAAAATGCGTGAGACCACCGAGCGCTTTGCGCCCCTGTGACTCGGCCTTTACTGGTTTGCCGTTAAAACTGATACCCCCCCGCCGACTATCCATCACGCCTCCGGCGAGGACGGATTGCGTCGCGTCACGCGAGAGATGACAGTAGCGACATGGACCTGATGCTCTGCCCACTTGCGAATCACCTCGACCAGCACTTCGCTGCGGTTCTGTCGGTGTGCAATCGCCCACGCATCGGCCACCTCGGCCAGCTCGCGCGGCGCCATGAACCGAATCTCGACCAGCTCGCTCTTTTCGTTCGCCATGAAGTCGCTACTCATTCAAGCCCCAGGTGCTGTTGTTGTTCTCTGGTGGCAGTCGCACGGACTACGGTTGATGCCGGGTTGGACGGATGCGTGCCCGGCGCACGCTGGGGAGCGAAAGGAGGACCGCTCCGCGAAGAAACAGCGCCAGTCCGTCCACCAGCGCGGCGCAATCCCGTGTCAGCATTGACGTCTCACACACCAAGCCGGCACGGGACTCATGCTCGACAACGACATCGCCGTCATTCACGGCGAACTCGCAGGGATGCAAGCAGCGCTTCAATGCTTGCTAGAGGTTCTGACAGCGGAACAACTGGTGACGTTGTCTGGAGTGCTGACACTCCAAGCCGAGCGAATAGAAGCCGCGCTTCTTGCACAGCCCGTGCAGGACTCTGTTCGTGCGGCGGCAATCGGCGTTCTGCAAGACCTTCGGCAAGCGTGTCTCGAACGAGCTGTCGCACGAGGCTGAGATGCCGGGCGTCGGTCATGCGGGCTCCACAACCTCGGGAGCGCCTGGTTGATTGACCAATTCAGGCCAGATGCGGTGCCAGTCGTCGGGCCGCAAGTCCCAGCGCATCACGGCACCAGAAGTCGCGCGCTCAATCTGGACGCACATCGCCGGCGGCGCAGGTCGATGCCCGCTTGCAATCTGAGAGAGGTAAGACGGGGCAATCCCTAGCGCCGTGGAAATCTCAACGCCTGCCCCGCGGTTCTGCTTGATGTGGTCGCTTAGGTGCATGGCGAGAGATTAGCGCACGCTACACACCACCGTCAAGCGCTCGCTACGTTAGCACTTGCTAACCTTGCCCGATGAGAGAAGATGTGAAAGCCATCAGACTTCGACGCCTATCTGGCCTGCGGGCAGAACGTTTTTCCGGCAGTTCGTCGGCGTTAGCAGCCGCAATCAAACGCAGCCCTTCGCAGGTCAGCCAATGGTTCACGGGTGTCCGAACCATCACGGAGGACAGCGCGCGTCACATAGAACAAGCGCTGCACCTCGACCGCGGCTGGCTCGACATCACTGGCGACGCAGAGTTGTCCGCCCGCGGTGAAGCTGCGCTTGCCCCCGACAACGTTCAACTTGAAACAGTTCGCCTCTACCCCTCGGGCAACCGGGTTCCAGTCGTCGGCACGGCGCAGCTAGGGGACCACGGACACTTTGTCGAACTTGAGTACCCGGTAGGCCACGGTGACGGTTGGGTGGACCTGTTCAGCAACGACCCAAACGCTTACGCGCTGCGCTGCCGCGGGGATTCAATGAAACCGCGCATCCAGGCCGGCGAGTTTGTGGTGGTTGAACCCAACCAGCAAGCAGCGCCCGGCGACGAAGTCTTGGTCAAGGCCAAAGACGGCCGCGTCATGGTGAAGCGCTACCTTTACCGGCGCGACGGGCGAGTGCATCTTCTATCGGTGAATGAGGCGCACGGGCCGACTGCCATCGATGAGGAAGATATTGAAGCAATGCACTACGTTGCGGCCATTGTGAAGGCGTCGCGCTGGGTGACGGAGTAGGCGTATTACTTGCGAACAATCAGCGCCTTGACGGCAGCCATTAGCGGAACGCCAACAAGGGCAATGCTGACAAACGCGCTAGCGCCAAGAAAAACCGAGTAGATGGCAGCCAAAAGAGCCGCCAACGAAACGCTTGCACCAAAAATCAATCCAGCCCGCGCGTTCCACGCTTCGGCCCGCGACGCCTTGATGTTTGCTTCAAGGGCGGCGCGCTCGGCCTCTATCCTGTGCTGCTGCTCTAGCTCGGCCATCCGAAAGACACGCTCTGCGCCGCCCTGGACGATAGCGTCAAACTTTTGAAGCGCATCCGGCGGCGGTAGAGGCCCCTGCCAATGAGCCGATGTCTGAGTGACCGTCTGCGTCGGCGTGGTCAGCGGCCGCGGCTCCCTATTTGCGGTCGGCGTGCGCTGTTTCTTCACGAGCAATCACCCTGCGGAAGTCTTCCCCGACCCGCACCCAATCGCCGCGCATTGCGTCACGGTCAAGCACGTTTCCAACCTCGACACGCCTGACCGGCAACGACTCTCCGCCAAGCACAAGACTCGGGCAGGCCATACCGACGAGCAACGCGCGCCAGAAAGTCCCGCTATCGCGCATCCGCTGGTTGTCGTTTGGGTTTTTCATGGTGAGTGGCAATGGTGCCACAACCTCGACGCGCCTGACCGACAACGACTCTCCGCCAAGCACAAGACTGGGGAGTCTGTCGCTGCCCAACCTCATCGTCAAACAACCGGATGCTGCTTGAGCGCGCACGAAACATTAGCGCTCGCTATTGACATTGAATACAGCGCACGCTAATCTTGCTCCCGTGCCCTACGAAAACGCCTGTCGGCGGGGGTCGGGAGACAACGATGGACTACGACTTGTGGCTGACCGCGTCGCACGACGCACATGAGTCGGCCTGCGCCGGGTGGGACGACTTGGTTGAGGCCGAGCTGGATTACGTCATCAGCAAGCCCGCCCTCTACAACGATTACCTGCTCTCGGAAGAGGTGCTCAACGACACGGTGACCGTCGATGACGGCACCGAGCTGCCGCCGCTCGTGGCCCTGGTCAAGTACGCGCCGGATTGGCTGCGCGGTCAGCTCACCGAGCGCATGACAGCGACCATTGCGCGCGAAGTCGAGCGCCGCCTTGAAGAAGAGCGCCGGCATGGGGGCTACGGCTATGACGACTGACCCCAAGCGCGTGAAAGTCAGCGAAGACACCGTGCAGCAGCTCATGGCCGTGCTGCTGCAAGCGGAACAAGTCAGCGACGCCTGCAAGTGCCTGTCAGCCCAGCACCGCGCCAATTTTCTCGGCCAGGTGCTTGTTGCGCGCAACGCCTTGCGGTCTGACCTTGTTCTCGGCGGGAGCCTTCAATGACCGCCCGCGAACTGCGCGCCATGAGCGCGCGCCATCAACCACACACCGACCGCGCCGTGGGCATTGCCCTGCTGTTCTCAGCGGTTGCCATCGTTGCCTTGCTTGCTTTGGAGCTGACGAAATGAAGCAGACGCCCTTCCCTTCTCTGCTCAACCGGGAGTGGAAATACATCCCGGCAGCGCAGACCGACATCAGCAAAACCTTCGAGCGCATCCGCAAAGAGCAGCGCGAAGCCCAGCGCAAGGCTCAGCGTGACGAACGCCGCTAAGCGCCACATGGCCCAAGTCGCCGAGCAGGGCTGCTCGCTCTGCCGGCACATCGGCTACGGCGAAACACCCGCCGAGGTTCACCACATTCGCATGGGTCAAGGGATGGCGCAGCGCGCGCAGGACTGGCTGGTCATCCCCTTGTGCCCGGCACACCACCGAGGCACGCACGGAATCCACGGAGACCGGCGGGCATTCCGAGACGCAGCGGTCGATGAACTTGACTTACTGGCCGACACGATTGAACGAACTGTTGGGAGACGATGATGCAGAAGTCCGAAAACGCCGGGGCGTTGTTCGCTGCTTTGTCCGAAGCGCAAAGAGCAAACAACCACCATGCAGAACGTCACGCCATTCAAGCCCTGTACCGGCGAACCGCAAGAGCGGGGTGTCAAAACTCCAAGATTCCTTTGCACGAACGGCTTTTCAATCGAGTCGTGTTTGGGACTACGGACTGTTGGCATTGGTGCGGCCCGACCAACACGTTTGGCTATGGGCGCATGACCTACCAGGGCCGTTTACAAGTTGCTCACCGTTTGTCGTGGATTGCCTTTAACGGCCCCATCCCAGACGGTTTGAGCGTCCTGCACAAGTGCGACAACCCGAGCTGCATCAACCCCGAACATCTCTGGCTTGGGACCTACAGCGACAACATCAAAGACGCCTATCAAAAAGGCCGCCGCCAACCCGTCAACAAGAAGAGGCACTAAATGAACGTCTACAAATCCATCAACGCGGTGCAAACAGAACTTGCACGGCACGGGATTTCCAAAGACCGCGTCAATCAGTCGCAAGGCAGCGGATACAAGTTTCGCGGCATTGACGATGTCTACAACACGCTCTCGCCTCTACTTGCCAAGCATGGCTTGTGCATCTTGCCGCGCGTGCTGAAGCGCGAATGCGTGGAGCGAGCAAGCCAGCGCGGTTCAGCGCTCTTCTATGTCACGGTCGAGGTGGAGTTTGATTTCGTCTGCGCCCAAGACGGCAGCAAACACACCATCAAGACTTTCGGCGAGGCAATGGACAGCAGCGACAAGGCCACCAACAAAGCCATGTCAGCGGCATACAAATACGCAGCCTTTCAAGCGTTTGCCATCCCGACCGAAGGCGACAACGACGCCGATTTGGTAACGCATGAAGTAAAGCCCGCTCGCACCGCGCCGAAGGAGCTGCTGGGCAAAGCCGCACGCTCTGCCGATGCCGGCGTGGACTCGTTCCGCGTTTTTTGGAAGGCGCTGGACGTTGCCGAGCGCGCGCTGCTTGAGCCGCACCTAGACGGACTGAAGGCCCAGGCCGAAGCAGCAATGGTGAACGCATGAACGTCGAGGCCGTCGCCGGCACCGACAACTGGTTTGCCGCACGCCGGGGCTGCCTCACGGCCTCGCGCGTCGCGGACGCCATTGCCACGCTGAAGAACGGCAAGCCCAGCGAGGCCCGCAGGAAACTGATGTTCGACCTGCTGGCCGAGCGGGCTACCGGCGTGGCGGTGAGCACCTACGTCACCCCGGCCATGCAATGGGGCATCGACACCCAATCGGCAGCGCGTGCCGCCTACGAGGCGCACACCGGGGAGATTGTTGGTCCCGAGGTGTTCGTGCTGCACCCGGCGCTGGATTGGGCCGGTGCCACGCCGGACGGCCTGGTCGACCCAATGGGGCTGCTCGAGATTAAGTGCCCCACCACTCCCACGCACCTGCGCTACGTCGTCGCCGCCAAGGACGGCCAGGTGCCCGACGAGTACCGGCCGCAGATGCTCTGGCAGTTGGCCTGCACGCGCCGGCAATGGGTGGATTTCGTGAGCTTTGACCCACGAGTGAAAGGTGCTTCGCGTTTGGCCGTGGTGCGGTTTGAACCCGCGCCGGGCGAGGTCGAGGAGCTGGAGGAGAAGGCATCCGCCTTCTTGGATGAAGTGGCCGCAATGGCCGAACAACTGGAGCTGTGAGATGGACTACGACAACACCAACACCGGCATTCTTTCCCGCAACGAGCGCCGCGAAAACGACCGGCATCCTGAGTTCACCGGCACGCTAAACGTGGACGGCACCGAGTATTGGCTCTCGGCGTGGGTCAAGACTCGCAAAGACGGCAGCGGGAAGTTCTTCAGCCTGTCGGTCAAGCCGAAGGACAGCAAGCCCAAGGCCGCGCCGAAGCCCGCCGAAGACATCGACGAAGAAATCCCCTTCTGATGCCGGCAAGCAGGAAACCGCGAAAGCCGCACCGGCCCCGAGCAATCGGGCGCCCGGTGATGGAGCGGATGCGCCGGGAGCTCATCCTGCCGGCGTATCTGCACCTCAACACGCTGATGCACTCATCGGATTCGGAAACGCTGCAAGACGCCATGTCCACCATCGTCACGCTGATGAACTACATGAGCCGCGCCCTTGCCGAGAGCGACCGCGAGTACCAAGCGGTTGAGAAGGCCAAGGCGGCGCTGCTGTCCATCATCGACCGGCATGAGCGGCACGGGGTCTACCGGCCCACCGGCGAGGAGCTGGCCGTGCTGCGTGCGGCGGTAGCGCATTGCGACGAGCAGTTGCCCTACGTCCACACCGGCAAGCTCACCGAGGCGCTCGTCTATGTCGACCGCAAGATGGTCGAGATGGGAGCCGCATGAGCGCGTGTCCCGAGTGCCGTTTGTTTGCGTCCAGCGTGACCGTCACCCGAAAGCTTCGCGGCGGCTGGGTGAAGCGATACCGGAAGTGCCCCTGCGGTCAGCGGTGGACGACCTACGAGATACCGGCCGGCGAGGTTGAGGTTGACCAAGACGCGCGCGAGCAGATGCGAGAACTGGAGCAGGAATGACCGAGAACGACTACACCGACCCGGAGGTTCAGCGCCGGGTGATGTTGGAGTACCTGCAACTGATGATTGCCCGCCGAGACTGGCACGGCGTGGCCGACGCTGCAATGGATTTGCGCGAGATGGAAGCAGAGAGGAAGCAATGCCCAAGTACATGACCATCACCGACATCGCCGCCCTGCTCTCCATGAGCGAGGGTCATGTGCGCGACCGACTGACCAGGCGGCGGGACTTTCCGGCGGGGTTTCGGCTCGGCACCAACTTGCGCTGGGCCGAGGACGAGGTGCTCGACTGGATAGAGTCCCGCCGGGTTAATCGAGCTTATCGGCCAAGGACTCGGCCGGCGCCGCGTAGTACAGCATCAGCGACTTCAAGTCCCGATGCCCAACCATCCGCGCCAGTTCCAGAGGCGTCAGCCGCTCAGCAAGTCGCGTGAGCGCGGTGGCCCTCAAGTCGTGGAACCTGAAGCCTGACAGGCCGGCATCTTTGCGCGCCCGCCGGAACAACTGGTCGAGGGTCTCGGTGTCGATGTGCCACACACGGTTGTCGGTGCGGACTACGCGAACGTGCCGCAACCGCTTGGCGCGCATCAGCTCGAGCAGCGCCACGGCGCGCTGAGACAACGGCACCTCTCTCCGGTCGCCGTTCTTCGTCTTCTCTAGCAGTACCTTCCGGGGCTGCACCCGGTCCCAAGTCAGGCCGAGGATTTCGCCGGCACGCATTGCCGTCTCAAGCGCGACCAGCATCGCAACGGCGACCTCGTGCTGCACGCTCTCCACCGTGCCTGACCAGCCGAGCTGCGTGAGCATTGCGTCGACCTCTTCGCCCACGATAAGCCTGCGCCTGGCTGGCGGTTCCTGCGGACGACGCACATCGCGCATGGGCGACTCTGTAATCCAGCCAAGGTCACGCCGAGCGAACTGAAGCACGCTGCCAACCAGATTCATTTCGCGGGCGACGGTGCCGGCGCTGACGACGGAGAGCCTCGCATCACGCCAGTCGGCGATGTCCTGCTTGGTCACCTCGCCGATGGGCTTGCAAGCCCATGCAAGCGCGCTGACGGCTCGCATCCGGGTTTCGTCCGAGCGCGACAGCTCGCGGTGCTGACGCCAGCGATTCGCAGCCGCCACCCAGGTCTGCGACGCCTCAACGGCCCGGCCGCTCTCCAGCTCCTGCTCGCGGGCGATCGCCCAATCCAGCGCCTCGCGCTCGCTGCCGAAGGTGCGCGTCTCTCGCACGCCCTTGCGGTAGACGTGCGCTCGCCAAGCTGTTCCCCGCCGTTGCACCGATGCCACGCCGGACCCCTCTGTTCGGTTGCCTGTGGTGTAAAAAACATTACACCAACAGGCCGTGCCTAGAGGGTTTTGGTGTAAAAATGCAGCGAAAAGTGGGGGTATTGACAGAGGCCCAAAACGCCGGAGAACAAGGAATGGCGCGGGTTTCCGGGGGGTGAGGGGTCTATCCTGCTGGTGCCGACGGCCGGCAACCAACAGTCAATGTTGGCGCGGGTTTCCGGGCGGCTGGTGTAGCGAATGGTGTAGAGCAATCCCGAGTTACACCAAGGGGATTGCTTCTAGCGGTCAAGTGTACGCCAGCCGCCCCGGATTACAGAAGCCCCTGACCGCCGTAGCTTGACCAGGGCTGCGCGTAAGCCATCCCACCGCTCTGCGGCGGCATGGGCTGCGTGTAGGTCATCCCAGCAGCGCCCTGCGGTGCAAGCTTTGCTTTCTGAAGGCGAGCCGCCATCATCGCCTGCTCATCCATCCCCGGCAGCGGCAGAGCCGATTGAGCCGGCTGGCCGGGCATGGGCTGCGCGCCGACCATTGCTTGCTGCTGAAGCGCGGCTTGCGTGGCTTGAGCGGCTTGCTGTGCGTCCACTTGCCCGTAGAAGCCTTGCATCGGTTCTTGGCCGATAACTTGCGGGCCTTGCGGCAGCGGTGCGCCCTTTGTGCGTGCCGGCAGCGGTGCGCCTTGCGGGTTGGCGTTGGTGTTCGCGTAGAGCGGCTGTGCAGCCGTGCCGTACATCGCTCCGTAGGGGCTTGAGCCGCTGTACGAGTTAGCCTGCTCGGGGGCGGTCACGCCGCCGCCGGGCAAACCCAATCCGGCACCTGCGCCGTTGCCGCCCATGCCGCCTCCGCGCATGGCATCAGCCGCCGAATAGGGCTGCGGTTGGAACTTCGGTTGCGGTTGCCGGTTGAAGGCAAACGGCTGGGGCTGCACTTGGGGAGGGGCAGCAAAACGCGAACGGGAGTTGTCGTACATCTCTTCAGTCCTCAAGAATCAGTTGCGCGGGAAAACGCCGGTACGGTTAAAGAGACCCACCACCGAGCCGATGACGCGCTCGATGGCCGGCCAGACTTGCTCGAACGTAGCGACGGAATCTGTCGCTACCTGAAACCCGGCTTGCAGGGTCTCGCGGACCAGCGCGAGCTTGGCGGCGCCCTGACCGCTTGCCGGCAGCGCAGCCTCAATGGCCTTGACCGTGTCGAGGATGAGCGGCAACAGGCCGAGGATGAGCTTGATGGTTTGCAGCGCTTGCATGGTCAGTACCTACAGGTGATGTGGCCGATAACCGGCGGGAAGGTTTTATTGGCCCAGCTCGCTGCCGGTGCCGGTGCTGCTCGGGACTGCATCCAGTCCACCGTCCCCGCCTCCAGCCGGCAGGCCGATGCGAGCGGTGGTGGCGGTCGTTCCCCAGAGGTTGAACAGGCTGACAGCAGCCCACACGCCGCCAGCAGCAGCGCCCAGCAGCTCGTCCGTGACCGGGATGTCATAGCCGAAGCCCTTTGCAATGGCGACCGCAGCCGCCAGTAGCCCGGTGAGTGCGTTGACCGCGTTCTGGCGGGACTTCCATGTCTCCGGGTTGCGGAGAATCCAACCGGCGCGCAGCGCGGTGATGGCGTTGCCGACGTTCATCGCGCTTCCATCAGGTTGGCGGCGACACGCTTGGCCCAGCCCCGGCCGAACACGTTCCAGGTTCTCAAGTCCGCAAGGAACGCCAGCCGCTGCCCGTTAAAGCGCATTACTGTGACCGTCACATCTGCCGCTTTTGTTGCGGCGATCGTCTTCGGTCCGAGCACGCCGTCCGCTTCCACGCCGATGGCCTTTTGCAGCCAGAGCACGGCAGCACGCCGGCCGGAGTTCACCGCCGCGTCAAAGACCGTCTCGCCCACCAGCTCGGGCAGCTCGTCCAGGCGCAGCGCGTCCCAGAAGTCCCGCCGGTAGATGCGCTTGGCGTCCTCGACCGTCAGCCCGCCAATATCGACATCCGGGTACGAGCGCTTACTGATGCCGTACTTGGTCTCGCCACCGGGGTCTTGGCCGGTTGGATTGTTTGTATAGCCGCCCTCATGCTGGAGGGTCTTGGCAAACGCTCGGTCGAAGCTCATTTCCAAAGCCTCCACATCACCCAACACGTCAAGCCGATAAACGCATACACGCCGCCGACGAAGACGTACATCAGCGTCTCCAGAGCGTCACTCACAACAGGCCCACCTTCTTGGCGACGTACATGACGGCCGCAGCCGCAGCCGACCACATCGCGCGGTCCACCCAGACGGTCGTGCGCCGGGAGTTGCCCGCGATGCTTTCCACCGCAGCCAGTCGAATCTCAACCCGCTCAATGGCAACGAACGCACGCTCGAGCGCCTGCGAGGTTTGCGCTTGGCGCTCCTCGACCAGCGCGAGCTTGGTGATAGCCTCGCTGAGAGACTTGAGAGCGTCCTTGATTTCGCCCACGTCGGCGTGTAGCGTGTCCAGTCGCGTGGCGAGGATTGCGTTTTCCATGATTTTGGCGGGCAAGAAAAAGCCCGCGCGAGGCGGGCTATGTCGTCGACGATGATTGCGATTCTGTTGAAACCGTTGGCCGGTCTCATCCTGTTCGGGCTGATTGTTGCCCCGATAAAAATGCTGCTCTACCGGGTCATCCCCAACGGCAAGGTCAAAGACCTGTTATTCCGCGAGTTCGGGAAGAAGACCAATGGACGCGCCCCGAAGTATTGGTCTTAACACCGGCTGCGTGACCTCCGGGTCCAGCAGACCTTTGGTCAGATAACGCGAGTTGCCCCAAAGCGCACGCTGCGCCGCCAGCGGTGTCACCGCCCCAGTTGCGGCACCCAACACCGCCCCGGCAGGCCCGCCGGTCAGAAAGCCCGCAGCGCCACCGATGCCCGCCGTCGGGTTCTGAAGCAGGTTCATGTACCACGAGCGCTGCGCCGTCCCACTGTCCGGGAGGTTGTCGGCAATGAACGCTTTGCCCACTCGAGCAAGCTCGGGCAGCTCTTGGTCGCCGAACCCGTACCGCGCCCCCTGCGGGTTGGTGCGGGCCACCTCGTTGATGAACTTCTTCGGGCTAATCGCCCCGTTCATCGGGTCGACCGCCTTCTCCACCGTTTTGAGCGCCGCGTACTGCTTGCGGACCAGGTCCCATGCCGCCTTGTCTTCGGCTGACATGGAAGCACCGGCAGAGTCGTCCAGCGCATTGCGAAGGGTCTTGAGCGCTTGCCCCAGCTCCGGGTTTTGCGACCACGCGCCCTTGCTTGCTTGTGTCAGGCTGGAGCGCACGGTTTGATAGTCCGCGCCGGAAATTTTTCCTTTGCCGGCCAGCTCCAGCGCGTTACTGACAACTTCGTCTACGCCCTTGCTGAACGGGGTCTTCTTGGCGTCAATCGACGCAATCGCGGTGAGGAAGTCGTTGCCCAGGTCGACGGTGTTACGCGCCGAAAGGTCACGGAACTGCTGGCCGAGCTGCGAGTACGCGCTTCCCAGAACATCCGGCGAAGCGTTGTCCGCGTTGATGCCAACCTGCTCCAAGACCTTGCGCTGCCAAACCTCGCGCTGCGCGCCCTTGAGCGCGGCCTGTTTCTCAGCGGTAAACGGCAGGTTGTCCAGCGCAGAGTCAATCCACCGCAGCGGCTTGCTGCCGGTCAACTGCGCGGCGTTGAGCGGAATGCCCATTGCCTGCGCCTTCTTGACCAGTTCCGCTTCGGCAGGCGTCTGAAACGCCTGCACCGGCTTGAGCGCGCGACCGATGACGTTGGCGGCCGCCTGGCCTCCGAGCCCGGTTGCAGCACCAAGACCGATTTCGCTAAGGCGACTTTGGTCCGCGCTCAAAGGTTGCAGTCCGTTTATCGCTGCACCAGTTAACGCTGCGCCGGTAAGCGTGTTTGCACCTGGAATAAACGCGGTGCCCGCAGCCATGCCGATATTGGTCAACAGATTGCCGGCGGTGCCGGCGCCGGTCTTCATCAGCGCGGCATCCAAGCGCTTGCGCTCGTCCACCTCGTCTTGGCTAGCAAAGCCCATCGCTTGCCGAGCACCCAAGCCAATGTCGGAGATGGCTTTGCCCATGCCGGCCCGGAACTTCTCCAGCCCAGACATTCCTTCGGTCGGGTCGTATTGCCGCGACCGACCCCGCAACGCGGCCTCAATTTGCGGTCTCGACATCCCGTCCGGGAATTCAACGACCTCCGAGCCGACTTGAATGTACTGAGCCATTACTTGATTTCCTCAATCCGCCCGGTCAGAGGGTTCCATGGTTGCGTTGGCGTTGCCGATGAAGGCCCGACCGGCGCAAACGGCTGAGCGTAGCGCCTGTTGATTGACTCAATGGTTTCCAAGGCGGCGCGCTTGGTTTTAGCCGGAACCGTGGAATCGCCAATTTGCGCGGCCGCTTGCCGATACAACGCCGTGTCTTTGTCAGACTGAGGGCCTTCAAGACGAGGCATTGTAAGAATCAAAGACGCCTCTAGCGCTTTCAGTTTTGCCGAAGCCTGCGCTCCCGGAGTGGACACCCCAAAAGCCTGAGCGACCGTATCCGCCGCCGTTCCCGCGTAGCTTCCGGTTGCTTTGCCCAACAGGTCTTTTGCTTGACCGATGATTTCCAAAGAGCTTTTGCCGGACGCTGCAAGAGCTTGCGGGGAGCCTTTTGCCGGGGCAAACAATGGCGTTGGCACGACCGAGCCGTTGGGGTTTTCGGCTGTTGGCGGAACCACCCATGCGCCATCTCTGAATTGCGGTTTTTGCGCTTGACCTTGTTCCCAAGCAAGGCGCTGCGCGGCAATGCCGTTGCTGTTCCAGCCCCGCGCAGAACTATCCCGCTCGGCCGGGCTCATGTTGACGCCAAACTGCCCTCGAGCAGTCAGCGACACGGGGTCTACGGCCGAGATTATGTCGCCCTGGTTGACCATCACCGGGGCTTTCCATTGCAGCATTGGCTCGCCCATCTTTCGCCCAAATTTGTCAACCTGCCATGTAACCGGGCGCAGTTGGTCGTCAACGCCCTCAATGGTGCGGGCAGCTTCCGGCAAGCCCCAAGTGGGCGATTCGGCGAGCGCCTTCACCCGGTCCACGGGAACGCCTCTTGCGACAAGTCGTTGATAGACGCTTGGGTCAACACTAGGCGTCGTGCCTTGCAGGGCAGCGGCAGCGTTGGTCGGCCCGCCCGCCATGCTGACTGCTTGAGTCCCGGACACCGGCGCAGGGAATAGGTCGGCCAGAAGCTTGCGCTCCTCCTCGGCACGCTGGCGTGCAAGCAGCCGGTCCTCGCGTGCGACTTGCCGGTCCTCTGCCGTCTCCTGCATGGCCTGCATCTGCGCCTGCCGATACGACTGCATCATCCGGCGCTCTTCTTCGGCGCTCTTTTGCTGCCGGTACGATTGCGCGGCACCGGCCATGCGCTGACCGAGCGAAGCCGGCACGGCGCTCGGACCTGCCGCAGACAGCAGGCTCAGGCCCAGCAGACCCTCGTCGCTGTTGAAGACATCAAGCAGACCCATTGCTGCCTCCCAGAAGACCCTGCCAGTTGATTTGCCCGTAAGGGGTTCCCTGCGGCACCTGGAAGTTGTACATCGGCGCGCTGGTCGCACCCGTGCGCGAGTACGGCCGCCACGCATTGATGCCGGAGAAAATGCTCGGCAAGATGTTGCTGCGGTAGTTGTCCACGCCGCTGAAGACGTTCTGGTACGCCTGACGTTGCAGGTCGTTGAACGGATTCGCCTCGTACCTGCTTTGCAGCGCTTGGCCTTTGGCGATGTTGTCTTTTATCCAGTCTTGCGCCGGCCCCCAAGGCTCGCGCGCAGAGGTGGCGGTGGCGGTCCGGTCTCCGCTGGTTGCTGCGCCCGCAAGCGCTCCGACAACGCCCGCAAGGTTTGCAGCCTGTCCAAGGGTCAAAGCGCCACCCGCTGCTCCGGCTGCCCCGGTTAGCCCACCGGCTGCACCGCCGGCCGCACCACCGGCCGCACCACCGGCCGCACCACCGGCCGCACCACCGGCCGCACCACCGGCTCCTGCCGCACCCACCGTGCCCGCTGCGACATCCGAACCCGTTGCCAGCAGCCCGCCAGTTGCTGCGTCCGCGCCGGCAGGAATGGTGCTTGCTCCGGCACCAAGCATTTCAGGCAAAAACGCCGCGCCAGCGGCGGCAGCTACCGGCAAGAACGCGCCGACCGGAATCCCGCCAATGGTTCTGTCGTACCAGTCGTCGGGCAGTTGCTGACTCAAAGGCCCAGCCATCCTGCCGTTCTTGTCAAACAAAGCAATGTAGTCTTGGTCGCTTTGAGGGGAGCTAAAAAACACGGTGCTGTAGCTGGTAGCGTCATCCGACCCTTCGGGCACTCCGCTGCCGCCGTATGTTCCACCCTGCCAGTCTTTGGAATATTCCATTTGCATCAGGTCACCGCCTTCGGTGTATCCCAAGTTATTCCAAGTGGGTTCGTAGAACGTGTAGTTCTCGCGGATGTATTGCTCGGCTTCCGCCGGGGACAGCGTTCTGAGAACGTTGGGGTCAAAAGCCATTTTTTGCCTCGATTCGTGCTGCTGGATTTAAAGCGCCGCGACCATGTTGCCGTACCCGTCTGGCACAAACGAATAGCCGGCGGCGCTGCCCGCTGCTCCGTAGCCAATGCCCGAGCCAGTACTACTGGAGCCGGACATGGCGTTGTTTATCGCGTTGCCAAGCTGATAGCCGCCAAGCGCCCCCATGAGCGGGTTGCCGAAATACGGCGTCGTGGATGAGCCTGTACCGCCCAATCCGCCAGTGGCATTTGCCATGCCCGTGAACCGATTCAGGTAATCCAGCGGCGTGTTTTGAATGTTGGTTGCTGCCGTCACCGCGCTGCCGTCGTAGCCCATCATCTTGTCGTAGGCATTCAGGCCAAAATTGCCCAACGCAATCTGGTTTGCCACGTTGTCGTTGGCAATTGCGCGGTCAAGGCCGGCGTAGTTGTAGCCCAGGTTGCCAAGACCCAAACTCAGGTTAGCGTCGGTTGCATAACGCGAGGTCGCAGCGTTCGTGTCCGTGCCATAGCGCGAGGTCGCTGCATTGACATCGGTGCCGTAGCGCGAGGTGTCCGAGTTCAATTGCGCGATGTCGCGCGCATTGGTCAGCCCGGCCATTCCGAGGTCGCGGGTCATGTCTTGGCCGCGCATCGTCGTGGTGTTGTTCAAGCTTGCAATCGCCATCGTGTTGGCGCGATTTGCATCCGACTCGTACGCATTGCCGTACAGGTTGGCCTGCGCGGTGGCGATGTCCCGGTTCATCCCCTGCTGCGCCAGACCTTCGGCAATACCTTGGCGCGAACCGCCGTACCCGCCGGCCGCCACGGCCCCGGAGCGCACCTGCGGCGCAACGTTGTAGAGGTAGTTGCGCGAGACGCTGTCAGCGATGGCATCGGCACGCTGCTCCAGCCAAGGGTTGGGCGCGTAGCCGCTGGGCATCGCCGCCGGCATCCCGGACGGGGGTTGCCCACGAACCTGTCCGGGGACTTGCCCGGCCACTTGCCCTGGTACTTGTCCGGGGACTTGTCCGGGAACCGGCGCGCGACCGCGCATCCCTTCCATTTGCCCAGGCCGACGCCCGTGCGACATTCCGCCGCCAAACCCTAGATTTCCGCCAAATCCGCCATTCATCATTTGCTACCCCAAGAATTTCCAGCCCGATTGGTACACATACGCTCCGGCCCCGCTGCCGGGGTTCCAGTCGGTTCCATCTGCCAGCACCACCATGCCGTCGCGCAGCCGCGAAGGCTCTGCGTACAGCGTCTTTAACATCAGGTACTCCTGCGGCTCGGCAAGCTGCAATGCAAGCCGCTGAAGCTCTCTTTGCACCGCCTCCGACAGAATCGCCGGGTCCAGCGGCAACACAAGCGGCTGATACATCAGTATTTCCCTTGCGTCACGAAATCAACGTCGTAGCTGCGAACCTTCCAGCTCGCATCGGCCGTGCTGTAAAAGCGCACCGCAATGAACCTGCCAGATGCAAACGTGTCCGCCTTGTAGCTGGTGCCAATCGTGTAGGGCACCGCTGCCGACCAGGTATAGCCCGCCTCTACGTCCATCGCCGCACCTACCTGCACATAGAGCGTCTGACCGCTCACGCCTTCCACGCGCGGGTAGATGGAGCGCACCGTCTTCACCACGCTGGCGTCCCCGAACGCCAGTCCGGTGCGCTCGAGCGTGGCGGTGAACGATGTGCCGGCGAAGGTGGTCGCCGTGTCAGCCGTGAGAATCTTCGGCGCGGCGGTGCAGAGAAAGAGCTGTTTCTCCGAGGGTTGCAGCGCCGTGGTGCCCCACGCGCTTGCATCGCTTGCCCAAGAGTCCGAATCGGATGACCACGCATCGCCCGAGGTGGTCGCCGCTTGTGCGACCGCTCCGTAGGTGACGCTTTGCAGGTCTCTGGTAGACCAGATGTCCTCGCGCCAGTTCCACACCGCAGCCTTCGTGCAGGTGGTGCTGTTGTCCGCCGGGAAGCACACCCAGACCTCGTTCTTGGTCGGGTTCACCGTCAGAAACGACCGGGTGTAGTAGCTCGGATTGATGGTGGCAAACAGCCAGCGCTTGAGCCGGCCGCTGATGATGGATTCCGGCGCGCCGCCCTTGTGCAGCACCACATCGCCCGGCGTCAACACAACGTGCCCGACCGGCGTATCCACCACGCACCCCGGAGCGAGCGCCCCGTAGCTGCCGGGCAGGCGCTGGAATTGCCAGATGAACTGCCCGCCGATGTACGTCATTGCGTACATCGAATGTTCTTTGTAGATGATGTTGGTGCCACCCAGCGGCAGGCAATCAATCACAAAGTCCGAGGTCTCGGCCAGGTCCACCTCGCCGGCATCCACGGCCGGGTCGGTCTCATCCCAGCTCGACGGAATCGTTCCGGGGTCCGCCGTGTGCGACCACTTGACCATGTGCGGGTAGCGCGCGCCCGACTTGGTCACATCCAGCGCCACCAGATAGTTTTTGAACGGACGCAGCGAAGCGGCCCGCCAGTTGGCATTCCACCCGGTGAGGCTGGCAAGGTTGGTCGCTACATCGCCACCCCAATAGGTCGGCACGTCCACCCCGTTGTTCATCACCAGCACGCCGTTCAGCGTGCCGCCGGTCCAGCGGTTGGCTTCCGTGCCGGTAGGCGCGGTGCCGGTGATGTCGGTGCGCGTGGACCCATCGTCCACATAGACGGCGGTGTTGCCGGCGTGAACGATGAACCGCGACAGGCTGGTGTTGTACGAGGCGATGTAATACGGGGTCACCGAGGGTGTGGTGAACACCTGCGTATCGCCCAGCGCCCGCCATGCAGCGCCCTCAAGGAACCGAATGTTCTGGATGTTCGACCACGCCGCCGGGTCCAGCTCATGCGGCGGTTGGTCTGCAATGTAGCCAACCCCGCCGACGTTCTTGATGGTGACAATCGGCATCGCTATCTCCAGGTCGCCAACGTCACGGTGGTGTTGGTGGAACTGGACTGCGTCCAGCTCACCGCCTTGGCAGCATCCGACACGGTCTCCACAAGAGACGCGCCGCTACGCATCTCCGAGGACACCTGCAAATCGAAGTTCTCCGTCAGCCCGGTCCAGGTGATGGTGACCGCGCCCGCCGATACCGCCGCTGCGATGGATACCCCGCCCTTGGCCGTATTCAGCGTGGAAGAATTGTTGGTGTACGAGCCGGAGACTTGGTTCGACTCTCTCGGGACGGCGGACGAAATTCCGTACAACGCCCAGACGCCGATGTGGCAGTTGTCCACGCTGCCCGAGAAGTTCACATCCACCGTGCCGGTGGTGCCGCTCGGTACTGCCGCAACCCACAATGACCCGTGCCGCAGGCGGTTGGCGTTCTCGTATCCAGTTGCCGACACGCCACCAATGGTCACTCTGCTGACGGTCCGCTGATTTGCGGCGGTTGCGCCCACCGAAACCACAATCAGCCGGTCCGATGCGGTGGAAGAGAACGCCACGCTGCTAAAGGAGAACGAGCTGCCGGCGGTGGTGGACGAGGTCTGCGCCGCATAGGTCACCGACGCATCCGGCAGCAAAGCGGCGCTACCCGCCGAACCCGCCAGAATCTGAATGACAAGCGGGTCCATTAGTTGGTGTAATTCACGTTCGCCGCACCCCGCCAGCGCGTGCCGGCGTCGTCGGTGATGAAGACAAAGACGTGCGTCTTGCCCGTCGTCAGGCTCGGTGCCGTGTCGTTGGGCCATTTCACCGCAGCCGGCCAGGTCACCGTGCCCGAGGTGTGCGTGAGTTCCAGCACGAACCCATACGCGCCCGAAGGTGCATTGCTGAACGTGAACGTGGAGTTCCCGGCAATGGTTTTGGTGAAGTAGGTGCCGGCCGAGCAGTCCACATCCAGCGCGGCCATCGCCGTGATGGTCCCGGCAATCTTGGCCCGCGCATCAAGCTGCGTCTGAATGGCCGAGGTCACGCCGTCAACGTAGTTCAGCTCGGTGTGCGTCGGCGTCACCGCGCCGCTGACATTCGGAAACGTCGCCTTGACGGTGGACTTGATGAGCCTTAGGTGGTCGTCGCCTTGCGACTTGGGGTCACTCGAGGCCGGGTTGGACGCATTCAGGTCCGAGATGTAAGTGCCAGTTTCCAGTCCCATCAGAGTGCCTTCACTCGCAACGCGGAGCCGCTGTATTGCGCCCGCTGGTCAGCGTCTTGCAGGCGTGCCACTTCCTGCGCGTATTTGGACTCCCAGAGCCCGGTGCGCTCGTCGTTTTGCATGAACGGTGCCGCCTCGGCCAAGGTGCCGAACAGGTAAACGCCGGGGTGGTTGGTCAGCAGCCAGTTGGTGCTCACCGAAGCAAGCGGGTCGATGCGCTTGTAGTAGGACGCGGTGATGGTGTACGCGGCATCGGGCGTGGGCCCAAGCACCACGTTTGTCCCGGCGATCGTGTAATGCACCGGAATGCCGAGGTAGCCCTCGTCGTACTTGGTGCCCAAGTACTCGTAGGGCACGAACGCCAGCGCGCGCGTCGGGTCGGTGTTGAGCGTCAGGTTCTCAAACTCCAGAAACCCGGTCGGTACCGCCACCGTGTTGGTGCCCGAGACGCAGGTGAGCGTGGCCGTGGCGAGCTGGTTGGACAGGCGCAGGTCGCGCGCAATCCGCGCTTCGGCCAGCGTCACGAGGTCCGGGATGACGCTCGTCAGGTCCGAGCGGTGCAGCCACGACGCAACCGAGGATTGCAGGTCGCTGTAGTTTGAAAGGCTCACCGCAGACCCCCCACCACGCTCGGCTTCCAGACCCGAAACGCCGCCAGCGCCGGGTCATTGATGAGCGCTTGCTTGTGCTCTTGGCTGGCCGAGAACTCGGCAAAGCTGATGCCGCGCTCGTTGCAGTACTGCTCAATAAAGACGAACGGAATGGACGCGGCGTGGCGCATCTCTTTGGAGCCGTGAATGCCCTCGTTCGCCAGGCGCTTGGTCATGTCGGCAATCGGCGTGGCGTCTTGCACCGTGCCGGTCACAAGCGCGCCGTCCTCGAGTGCGACGACGGTCTGCGTGCCGTCCGGGTTTTGGATGACTTGTCTCATGCGCGCCAGAAATGAAAAAGGGGGGCCGAAGCCCCCCTTGGGATTGCCTAGATGCTGCGTTTAGGCGATGACGTAGTGGATGTAGACGCTACCCACCAGTCCTGCGGTCGTTGCCGACCCGGTGCCGGTGATGAACTGGCTGGAGGTCATCTTCTGCACAACCTTGCCGTTGGTGCCGGCATCGGCCAGGTTGTCCACGACCTTTTCCGTGCCGCCTGCCGCATAGGTGTCGACGAGGTTGGCAGACGACGTGGTGCCGTTGGCCGCAACCCCGAACGACACGTTGGCCGCGCCGGTGGATTTGGTAGTAATGTCAATCTGCAACCGGGTGACGATGATGCTCTGGCCCTCGGGGTTCGCCCACGAGAACAGAGCGCCGCCGGTCGTCGCAGCCACGCCCGCGAGCGCAACCTTGGCGACCTTCACGCCCTTGTAGCCGCCACCAATGGCGAGCGGAACCGACGAGGTGCTGTCCTCGACAAATTCCACGCCACCATCAGCGCGTTGCCTGATTTGAGTGCCCATGCTTACTCCAAACAAAGCGGGGGGCCGAAGCCCCCCTGGTTACACTCAGGCCAGGTCGTAGACGGCGCCGTGAGCCTTGGGCGCACGGCACTCCATCGCGTACTCGACCACAATCATCCGGCGCTCGGAGTCACCCGTCTTCGCCAGTTCCGTGGTCTGGAACGGACGCAGGTAGGCGATGGCGAGCTTGTCGGTCTGGAGCAGGTACACGTCCGAGCTCGCCATGAAGCGATTCGGCACCGCCTCCAGCGTCCCGAAGTCCCCGTAGTAGAAGTCGATGGCCGCGTACAGCTTCGCGTCCTCGGACTTGTCAAACCGGGTCGAGTTACCGGAGAAGGTCGAGAAGACCTGCTTGATGGCCGGCGGCATCATGATGACGTCGGGCTCACCACCGTTGGTGTAGCACTGCTGGAGAACCGACTTCATCAGCGTCTCGGTGAACGCACGAGTGGTGCCGGCGGTGTAGCCGGTGTTGTTCGTGTAGCTCGCCAGAGTCGCGTCAGCCGCCTTGCTGAAGTTGTCGACCACCCAACCACGCAGGCCACGGGACTTGCGCGGAGACGTGGCGAGCACGTCGTTCTGCGTGAGACCCTTTTCCATGTCGCGCTTCAGTTCGGCCGAGGCCAGCGACATCTGATACGCCAGCTCGTCCTTGCGGCCGGCCGGGTTCATGTTCTGCTGCGAACCCGAGACCTGGACGGTCTTGGTGGAGATTTGCGTCCGGTTGTTCAGACGCACGGTCGGGGTGACCGTCTTGTTGCTGGCGTCGTCGCCTTCGGCCTGCGCGTTGTCCGCTGCCGAGGCGAGTTCCTGCACCTGCCACTCGTGCAGGGTGTTGGTCGCTTTGGCCTTGGAGGCGAGGTTCAGAACCGGGGTCTGGGTGGGGCTGATGCGGTAGATGACATCGGTGAGGTCTTCACGGTTGCCAATCGCCGCAGTCGTCAGGAAAGTTCCGCTAGGAGCTGCCATTTTTTGTTCCTACTAAAGAAGGGATGCGAACACCGCAGCAGCGTCCTCGACCCGACCACTCTTGGTCAGTCGCTGGTACGCGCTGGCGCGCCGGTCGAGGCCGGGGTTGGCGCCATTGCCCGGTTGCTGAACCCGCGTCGGCAACGTGCTGACCTTCTTCTGAGCGGCCTGCGCCTTGCTCATCATCTGGTCGTACATCATTGCTTTACGGGCCATCAGCACCGCGCGTGCGTCTGCCACGCTGTTCACCGATTGCTCGTCGTACCCTTGGGTCTTGAGGTATTCCCGGAGGGCGGTCTTTTCGGCCTTTGCCTTCTCCGCGTCCTTCCACTCCGGCAGCTTGGCAAGGAGTTGCTCCTGCTGCGCCTGAAGGTGGCCTTGGAACGCGCGAGCCTGCTCGGCCTGCATCTGTGCAGCGATGTGCTGTTGCGCCGTCAGGTTTTGCTGTAGGGCGGCTTGTCTCTGTTCCCAGAGGTGCCGCTCTTTCAGGTAAGCCTGAGGGTCGTTCTCCAGCAGTTGCTGCCAGTCGATGTTCTGTTGTTGGGCTAGTGCGCCTTCAATCTGCGCTTGCAGCTTTTGCAGATTGCCCGCGTACTGTTGCCGCTCGGCAAGCGCCTGCTGACGCTCTGCCTCCGCTGCCTTGCGCTCTTCGGCCACCTGCATCGTCTTGCGGGTGTAGTCCGCTTGACGCTGGTAGCCGTTCTTCAGCTCGCTCAGAGGAACCTGCACGTCCTTGCCATCGACCTTGATGGTGACGAGCGGGTCTTCTTCGGTTTGCTGCTCTTGCTCGGCAGGCTCTTCAGCGGGCGCCTCGGCGGGAGTGTCTTCCGCTGCGGGCTGTTCGCCCTGCTCTTCCTGCTCGATGAGTTCCGCGAACGCTTCGGCGGCGGTGTCGGTGTTGAGCTCTTTGGATTCCGTTGCCGGATTGTCCATCTGGATTCCCAAATGAAAAAACCCGCCGAAGCGGGTTCTTGCGCGCAACAAAAAAGCCCGCACTAGGCGGGCTTGCTGTGACGGGTTACGCGACCGTCAGAGTTCTACGAATGAGGCGTCAGAGACCTGGGCGCGCTGCTCACCGACCACCACGCGCACGTTGCCGTTGTCGGTCACCAGCAGCTCGCAATCGGGGCTGGGGTGCCACACGGTGCGAACGTCACCCGCGCGCATCTGCCGGGCAATCACTCGGCTTGCGAAAACACCCCAGTCATCCGCTGGAGCCAGCCGCTCTTGTGCGCCATCTCGAGCTGCGCCAGCTTGCCGGTCTCCATCGTCGATTGCAGGTTGCCCTTCAACTTGGTTAACAGTTGCAGGTACGTCCACAATTTTTCGCGGTCGGCCTCGGCGCGGGCGGGGCTGTTCTTCCATTGGTCGGTGATGTCCTGTTCGATAGCTTCAAAGGCAGCCTGGAAGGCTTCGTTCTCCAGCACTTCGCGGGCGCGGTTGCCGTTGTAGATGCGCTCCTCTGGACTCATCAGGTCTCCAGATACACGCCGAACGACTCGCCCGTGCTGTAGACGGTGCGCTTGACCCGGTAAGTGCCCGGCGCATCAATGGTCACCGCGCGCTTCTCATCGGTGAGCACCGCCCAGACGTTGTCCGCACCCGGCGTGTCGGCGTAGACGGTGAAGAGCGCGTCATGCGGCACGCGCCCGTAGGTCGCCGAGAACACGCCAATGGTCACCGGGGTGCCGGCGGTGACGGTCACATCGGAAGAGGTGGCCGCAGTCTTGGCGGCCGAGAGGATGGTGGATTGCGCCATGTCTTATCCCAGAAAACGCAGTTTGTAGAGGGTTTGCCCGTACCGTTGGACAATCTCGTCCACGATGTTCTGAATGGTCGTGCTGTTGCCAAGCTCCCGGCGGTTGCGCTCAATCCACGCCCGCTGGGCCTGGAGCGCCTTCACGATGTCGGTGCCGGCTTTGTTCTCAAGCAGGGGGATTTCGCCCAGTCGCTCGTTCAGCCCCTGCCACGTTTCGGCCAGGCTGTCGGCCAGCTCCGGCAGCGCTTCGTAGAACTCCCCGAGCGCCATGTGCTTGGCATAGGAGTCGGTGGTGAGGTGCGCCCGGTGCGCCATGTCTCGCGCCAGAAACAGCAGCGCCACGAATTGTTCAATCATAGGGACACCAGCAGAAGTTCAACGTCTTCCTCATCGCGCCATGTCTCGTAGACCCGCGCGAGCGCCTCGTACTCATTGCGCCGGAGCATCGCGCGAACTTTCTCGCGCTCGGCCAGCACATCGGCATACGCGAGCAGCTCCGCAAGCGGTAGCACCTCCACCGGCTGCGGCTCCGCCGGCTCCTGCTCGACCTCGACCACCTCTTCAACCGGCGGCGGCATCTGCTCCGGGTCTTTTGCTGCGGCAGGCTTGTCTCGCGCCAGCGCTGAAGTCGCCTCTTGCGCGGTGGCAAACCCGAGAATCCGGTCGCCCACCCGAACGTAGTAGCGCTTGCGACTCTTGTAGTCGTAGCCGCCGGCCTTCCTGCCCGACTCGGCAGAGAAGACATCTTCTCCAGTCTCGGTTGCGTTGAGCGAACCTTGGTCGGCGGTGGTTCCCGTGGCAGCAAAGACATCCGCGCCCGACTCGGTGCCGGCCAGCGACCCGGCAACGACCACTTGCCCCGAGAACGCTGCCGTATCCGCGCCGGCCTCGGTTGCCGCCAGCGCTCCGGCAACGGTGACTGCGCCGCTGCCCGCAAACGTGTCCGCGCCGGTCTCGGTCGCGGCCATGACGCCGGCAATCTGATTGACGCCGCTTCCCGAGAACGTGTCCTGCCCGGTCTCGGTGACGGCCAACGCGCCGCTGACCAGAACCTTGCCGGCAAACGATGCGGAATCGAAGCCGCTTTCAACGCCGGCCAGGTCGCCGGTAATCGGTGCGTCAACACCGCTGCCAATGGCCGCCGAGCCAATCGGCAGCGAGCCAATGGCCCCCGAGCCGTTTAGCGCCGCCATGAGTTACACCGGCCAGACAAGCGCCGGCAGCTCGGCTTTGATGTCCTCGTAGCTCGCAGGCATGGGCCGATTTCCTGCAATAACGTCCGACTCAATTGCAAAAAGCGCATCCCAGGTCTGCTCTCGAGCAGCCACGCAATACCGCCCCTCTGGGCCGTACTTGCTGTGCTGACTGGTCGCATACGAGCAGGCGCTCACGATGTTGTCGTAGCCGCGCGTCTGCGCGAAGGCGTCCAGCCGCGCTTGCACGGCGTCGGTGATTTCCGCCTTGATTTGCTGCCGCTTGGCTTCCAGCTCGTCCGCGCTCATCGGCGCAACCACCCAGACCTGCGTCCAGATGCCGCCCACGTTAACGGGAGTTTCCTCGACCAGCTTTTGAGTCGGGATGTCGTATGCAGGGGGCGTTGCGGCGGTGACCGGATAAATGCCCCAATCAGCTAGCCGCTCATCAGGCATCGTTGCCGGGAAGGATGTGTTGGGGTTGTCGGCGTAGAGTTGCCCCAAGGTGTACGGGTAGGTGCTAGGCGGCTTGATGTACACGCTTATCTCCACGACCCGATTGCCAGAACAATATTGCCCGAGGCACCAATAACCGCCTGCACCGAATAGGACGCGTTGGTAGCTGCAATCGTTGCATTCCCGCCGGAACGCACATCGGTTTCTACCTGCTGGTCATACCGCTCGGTCACGCCTGTCCATGTCGTAGTGGAGCCTGCGTCCCCAGTAATTCCGGCAATCACAACGCCTTTTTCCCGAGCGTCAATGGTGTTACTGATGGTGGTGCTAGAAGCGAATGTGGCGTTTGTGGCTACCGGCGTTGTGGAATTTAGATTATAAAGTGCGTAAACCCCAATCAGGCAGTTGTTGGCCGTGGCACTAAAGTTGACCACAATATTTGCCGTGGTACCCGCCGCCACAGCTAGCGTCCACAAGGAATTGTGGTAAAGCCGCGCTGTATTTTCATAACCATTTGCGCTTGTACCGCCAATAGTTAGGCTGTCGACAGTTATTGTTCCGGAAGCCGCCAATCCATGAACTTGCACTACCACCAAACGCGAGTTGTCTGCGGTTCCAATGCTGCTGGTGTTGAACGTAAACGAGGCGGCGTTGGTGTTGCTGCTGTATCTGTTTGCGTAACTGACAGACGGGGTTTTAGCCGCAGCCCGAAGCGCATGACCGAGCATTATGCGTAGCCCACCAATGCGCCATAAACCGTCGAGCTGACCTTCCAAAGCTCAATGACCGTGTACTTGGTCGTATCCAGCGTGGGCGCGGTGCCGCCAATCCAAGTCACGCCAATGGTCGTCCAGGTCACCGTGTAGGCGGTGCCGTCCAGAATCATCAACGTGACGGATTCCCCGGCAGCAAAGTTGGTCGCAGTTGGCGTGCGCGATGCACCCAGCGTCCAGAGCTGAATGCTTCCATTGCTTGGGTTGATGTCAACAGATGCGCCATCGGAGATGGTGTAAACGTCCTCGACAATCGCCCCGACAATCGCCGGGTCCGTTAGCGTGATGCCGTCCAGCGTCAGCGCTGACGATGCGCGGTTGATTGCGACCTGCGTGGTGCCGATATAGAACGTCTGCGACGGGCTGGCGTAGTCGGTCCCGGCGGCTGCGTTGGCAAGTGCGCCGCCGCTATTGGCTTTAAGGATAGAGGTGCCAGACGGCGGCGCTAGGTAATCCGTGCCAGCGGTAGCAGCGCTCACCGAACCGCTGCCTGCGCCCTTCAGTACGCCAGAGGCGGTGATGGCCGCCTGGTAGTCCGTGCCGGCAGAAGCTGCCGAGAGAGCGCCCGCTCCGTCGCCCTTCATGAGCGCGCTTGAGCGCGGAATGCCGCCCACTCGAGACGCTTGTGGCGTCATCAGCACGGTCTTGTTGCCGGCGGCGAAGTTCACCGCAGCGCCCGCGTTGGAGCTGCCGCTGACGGTCGTGCGGGTGAGCGTGTTGGCCGACGAGTAGGTGCCAAAGCCCTCCTCCCACGTCCCGTTCTCGGCGACGATGACGTATTCGGTCGTGTCGCTAGTGGCGCAGACTGCCGAGAAGCGCTGGTGGCCGGTGAGCGCGCCCGAGAGCGTGAACGCGCCGGTGCCTGTTGTCGTACTGGTCTCAGCGACGCGAGGCTTTAGAACATGGGCCATTGTCAGGCGTGCGTGATGGTCGCGCTATTGATGGTGACCGTCTGGCCGGTGGTGATGCTGACCGAGTCCAGGTTGATGTCCGAGCCGCTCGTGCCCACGGTGAGCCCGGTGATGATGTCCGTGCCGCCGCTGGCGGTGCGAATGCGCGCTGCGGCTGCGGTGCCGGTTGCATCGGCGCTGGTGTCGCTGCGCGGGAATCCGCTGAAGGTCAGCACGCCCCCCGAGGTGGTCCCGGCCGGGTTGCCCAGCGCAATCGTCGCCAGCACCGAACTCATGCCGGTCGTGCCAATCTCCAGCACGCCCGCCGAACCGATAGCCGTCACCACCGCATCCAGTCGTGCGTTTTTGACCGCCGTTGTGTACGTCACAGACATCAGACAACCCCTTGGGCTTTACCGTTTTCGTCGCGGATGATTCGGCGCGGCGCTCTCATGTGGTCAATCGCAGCACGCAGCGCGCCCAGCGTCTCGGCAATGGCCGCTTGCGTCTGCGCCATCGACTCCTGAAGCTGGACGGTCACCGGCTTGGTCTCCGGGTTGACCAACTCCGGCACCGAGGCCGGGTCCACCAGGCCGAGCTTCATCTGCTCGAGGTAGATGCGCGTGTTCGACTCGAGCTGCGCCTTCCAGCGCTCGGAGTCGAGCTTGGCGCGCTCCAGTTCCGCCTTCAGTTGCGCTTCCATCTGCGCGAGCTGCGCTTCGGCGGCCACTTTCGCCTGGTGCTGCTCCATCTCGGCACGCTGACGCACGATGTCGGTCTGCTGCTGCATCTGCATCTTCTGCGACTCAAGCTGCGCCTGCGCTTGCAGCTTGGCCTGCTCGGCCTGCGCCTGCGCCTGCGCCGGATTGGGCGGCGGGCCTTGCGGTTCCTGGAAGAACTTGTCGGCGGACTTGAAGCCCATCGCCTTGGCGAGCTCCTTCTGCGCTTCAAGCACGTTCATCGGCGTGGCGGTGCCCACTTGCAGGCCGAACTGCTGCTGCTGAAGGAGCGCCATCAGGTGGCCGACCTGCTGGTCCTTGTTGCCCGTGCCCAGACCGACGTTGATGACGCAGTCGAACCCATTGCGCCATTCGCGCGGATTGACCGGCACCCATTGCCCACGCAGCTTCACCACGTCCTCTTTCTGCTGGTACTGGCTCACCAGCTTCAACATCAAGCGGAACAGGTCGCGGAACCCGTCGGCGAAGTTGCGGGCAATCAGGTCAAGGCGCATATCGGCGCGGCTGGTCACCAGATTCACGCCCGTGGCGGTCTGGTTCAGCGTGTCGCCGTCCGAGCCCTGGTTGTAGCGAGTCCAGCCCGTGCTGTCCTCGTTGAAACCCTTCATGTACTCAAGCATTCCGAGCCCGAGCTGCGCGTCGCCCGAGCCCGTATCCAGCCGGCCCACGGCACCGGGCTGCTTGACCCGCACCACACCACCCGGTCGGGAGGTCAGCAGGTCGTCGAGGTTCACCTGCCCGTCGACCGCGAAATAGCGACCATTGATGGCGAGGTAGGTGTTGTCCAGCACGCCGCGCAGCAGCGCGGTCTCAATCTTCTGGGATTCCAGCGCAAGGTCTGCAATCGACAGGCCGAACAGCTTGTGCGGCATCGGCACCGGGGTGATGCCCACGAACGGGATGCAGTCGACAATCTCGTTCTCGAGCACCTGATTGCCGGCGCGCACGACCTTTCTGAGCTCGGCAATGCCGTCGCCGTCGTAGTCCACCCGCAGGTAGCACTCGGTCACCCAGACGATGCGCTGCGACTCGTCCATGCTCTGGACGGTGTCGGTGTTCAGGTAGGCCAGCTCGTCGTCGTAGGACAGCCGCTCGATGCGCTCCATGTTGAGCGCGGCGGCCTGGTCGTCGCTGGTGATGTTGTCCACCACGCTGGCCGGGTAGCCCATGCTCTTCAACTCGCTCACCGTGCGCGAGACGCGGTGACCCACGAACTGCGCGTCAGCCAGCGTCTTGGCCTTGCGTGAGACCAGCATTTCTTCCGGCGGGACGTTCTCGACCCGAATCCGGCCGCCGTCCTTGGTGCGCTTGCAGACCACGTCGAAGAGCAGCTTCGGCGGCATCTGCTGCACTTGCGCCATCTGCTGCTGGAGCTGCTGCACCGCCTGCGCGGCCTGCGGGTTTTGCTGCGCGGCGTCCAGCGCCCGGTCCAGTTGCTGCTGGAGCTGCTCGAGGTGCTTCTGGCGCTCTTCAGCGTCCTCCTCGTCCGGGTAACTCTTTTGCTCGGTGACCTCGACCTCCTCGTCGTCCATGAGCTGCGCCAACTCAATGTCCGTCAGGCCGATGTACTCCTCGCGCGTCTCCTCGTTCCTCGTGTCCCACCAAACCTTGACGAAGCCGTTCTTGGAGAGCAGCGCGTCCTTCATCCAGACGTAGCTCACCCGCTCGCCGTGGTTGCGGACGTTGTAGAGGTAGTTGATGTAATCCGTGGCGGTCGCAGCCTTGCCCTCGTCGCCCGGCTTGTTGGGCTCAAACTCCACGACCGTGTCGCTGCCGGCGAACTTCACCATCAACTGCGGCAGCATCGACTCGATGGTGTTGCGAACGACGGGCGCGACCACCGACGAGCGGCCCTCGACTTCCGGCGGGGCCAAGTCCCACTTCGGCTCGGCGAGGTAGTAGCTCATCGCCTTTTGGCGCTGGTTCGCTAGCTTCCCAGACCAATAGCCGACCGCCAGGCGCATCTCTGCGTCCGTGAGCGCCCGCAGCTCGTCCTCGGTCATTCGTTTTGCCATAGTGTTTATGCGTAGGACAGTCGCGGGTAGTTGATGGACCCGTTCCAGTCGTCGTTGCTCAGTTGGCCCTCGCACATGGCGAGATAGCGAAAAGCGTCGGCCCCGTGGGACCAGTCGTCATGCACCGGCACCGTGTACGCGCCCGTCTGCGCGTTGATGCCGTACTTGTAGTTCTGCAAGCAGTCGATGAGCCTGGTGGCCCGCGCGTCGTCGAAATAGACGCGCTCGAACACCCGGCGGGCTGCCTGAATGCCCTCGTCCACCGACAGGCGCGGCAGCACGATGACGTTGCGGCCCATCTGCTGCATCACCTCCCGCGTGCTCTTGCCGGTGAGGAAATGCTTGCTGTCAGCGTCATGCGGCAGGAAGTCCGTGCCGAAGTTGTACGGCCGCGTCTGGAGTTCTCGGACGTAGAAGTCCAGCGGCTTGCGGCTGTCCTGCAAGTAGTCGATGACCCGCAGCACGCCGTCCGGCCCCTTCTGCACGCAGATGATTGCCATGCTGTCGGCAAAGCCCAAGTCCCAGACCGTGTGAACCTTCAGGCTGGAGTCATGCGGCACGGGCCGTATCCGCTCGCCCTCTCGGGCCGCCCGCATCTCGTCCTTGTAGACGGCGCTCGGCACATCGAACACGTCCCACCGGCCCTCGAGCAGCATCTCGCGCTGCGCGGCCGGCAGTTGCAGCAGGCGCTCCCGGTAGCCGGTGTTCTCCAAATGCCGGTTGTCCGACAGGAATGACGGGATAAACCGGCGGCGGAACTTGCGGCCCTCGACATCCAGCTCGACCAGGCTTGCCTGCCCGGACTTGCGGATGCCGAAGCGCTCCATAATCCACTTCGGACCGGGGTTGCAGGTCGCGCGCATATAGCAGCGCAGGCTCACATCCGGCGAACGTAGGCGGCTGGTCAGATACTCGTAGACAAACGGCGTGGGGAAATGTCCCAGCTCGTCCACGCCAATCCATTGGTACTGCTGGCCTTGGTACTGGTAGACGTCCGGGTCGCGCTCGCAGTAGCCGAAGATGACCTTTGCGCCGGAAGAGAACTCCCAGAGCCGGTCGGCCTCTTTGTAAACCGCACCGGGGTCGATAGCCGGGTAGATGGCGCGGGTGCGGTCAATCAGCTCGCGGAGCTGCGGGAACGTGCGGCGAATCAGCAGCGCCCGGTAATTGGCGTTCTGCCAGCCCCCAAACGCAGCGCCCAGCGCGTCGATGATGATGGCGTCGGACTTCCCGCCCCCGGCGGCACCACCAAACAGCACCTCGTCTTCGGAAGCGCTCAGGAATTCGGCCTGCTTTGGCGTGGGCTCCCAGATGGTCTCAGGCATCAGCCTTGGCCGGGATGATGACCACGCCGCCCGTCACCTTCATGTCGCCCTTGACCGTCGTCGGAATGATTTTTCCGATGAGCGTCAAAAATGCTCCGGCAGTCTTGGGGTCGATGGCGCGTTCGGCCAGGTAATCAACGCCGCCGGAACGGTCGAGCGCCTCGAGAACCATCTCTTTGAGCTCTCGGGTGACCTTGTTCGGCATCCCCTTCGGACGGCCCTGCTTCGGGCGCTTCTCGCCCTTTTTAAATTGCGTGGTGTTTTCCATCGCCGGTTCCTGTCGGATTGTCGGCCAGTTGGGAGCCGGGGCAGCTACCACCTATTGGATAGGGTGCAAGCGTGGAGGCTGTGGTGTGCCCCGGCGGACGGTTTGCAGGGTTCTGTGCGGCGTTGCGCTCGCTGACTCGCTGCAAAAGCACTAGATATAGTGGGCTGACAATTGCCCACCATAGCGATTAGGGGCGCTTTTAATGGGTAAAACGCGCACCCGTCAAGCGGAAATAAATGGGCCCGTGCATTTTTTCCGGAGCGGCTGGCTAAACATTAAAAATGATTCTTACGCCCGCTCCACGATGCCGGCTTCTTCCAGCAGCTTCTCTGCCTGGTCGATGGCCCGCTGGGCTATGGGCTTTATCCAGCGATTGGTTTGCAGTTGCCACCGGCGGACGGTTTGCAGGTGAACGTCCTGGTCGTCGGCAATGCGCCCGTGGTTGATTCGCAGCCCGTAGACTCGGCGCATCAGCAGAACGACGACCGGCAGGTCGCACGGCAGCGCGCTTCGGGCGTTCAGCGCAAGGACGTGACAGGCCGCCTGCCGGGTGCGGACGTTGATGCGGGTGTATCGGGCAGTGAGTTCGGCTTGCAGGAGCGGCGGGAGCTTCTGCACGCGAGACAGAATCATCCCGGCCTGCGCTGCGGCGTCCTCGCCTCGCAACCCGTGGCCGGTGATGGCCTCCCGGTCGTACCTGTCTGGTCCGTAGAGGGAGATGGAGCGCTCGGCGGCGGCAGCGTTGCCGTGGTCCCGGTCGCCGAAATTGAACGCAAAAAGCAGCGCAGACTGAGCATCTCGGAACATCAGTTCAGCCCCTCATAGTGTCGGACGATGATGTCGAACGCCGCGTCCATCGCCGCCTGGCGGGTCTCGGAAAAACCGGCGTAGGTGTCCTCGGTGCCGGGGATTTGCCACTCCCAGAACCACGCCCCGTCGATGGGGATGACCTTGAAGTCGGCTACGAGAGGTCCGTTATTTTTGGGGTCCACCTCCCCTCCACTTTTCGCCAGCCGTGAACGTGGATTGCGATGCCGGCCTTGCGAACAATCGGCAGCAGCGGCGAGTCGGTGATTTTTCTCACCCGCGCCGAAGCGTTGGAGTAGCTGGTGGTCTGCACGGCCAGCACCTCTTCCCCGCGCAAAGCGAGCAGGTCTACAAACCCGAACAAGTCGCGCTTGAAAACGCACTTGCCGGTGCGGATGGTTTGCTCGACCAGCTCGACGTGCCAGCCCTCGGACTGAAGCAGCTCACGCGAGAGCGCGGTGGGGGTTTTACCGGCCATTAGCTGCCAGCGATAATTTGCGGCTGCGACGGCACGCGGCCTTGTCTGCCGGCGGGACATCCGGCGAAATTTCCGCGACATGGCACCAGGCCATCTTCGGTGTCGGCGGCACGGTGGCGGCGGCCCAGACAGCAACGGCCGTGTACCCGGCGGCGATGAACACGGCCAGGGCGCTCATGCTTGCCCCCTTGCGCGGATGGCTTTGGCGCAATCTCGCGTGTCGCCAAAGCGTTCGTAGTCCTCGATCAAAGATGCACACGCCTCCCGCTCGGCTGCCACCGCCTCCCGCGTCGCCACACACGCATAACGCGGACACTCATCGTGACAAGTGTGGATGCCGTCGTACTTGTGCTTTTCCCGCTCGGCTGCGGCGACAAGGGCGGCGAATCTTTCAATTTGTTCTTCAGTCATTAACACCGGCCCTCTACCGCTGGCGGCCCAACCAAAAGAACACTCCCGCGCCATGCGGATGATGTCTTCGCGCGTCATTCCCCCTCCCCTTTTATCCATTCGTTCCTGCGCCCACGGTTGCCCAGTCCGTACTGCTTGCGGGCGTCGGCGTAGAGCAGGTCGGCGGCGGCGTTCCCACGCTTTGCCCGCACCTGGGCGATGTAGTCCTTGACCCGGCGAGGGTTGGCGCAGCACCAACGCACCTCGCACTCGTGCCGATAGAGCTCGCTGGACACGCGCTATTTCGCAAGGAGGTACAGCCCAATGTTGCTGAAGGCATAGCCGGCGTAAACGACGCTCATCGGCGCGTTGCCCTTGCTCGCCTGCTCAAAAGCCACCCATGCGTAGGCAAGCCCCGTGCTCACGATTAGCCAGCCGCTCATACGCTGCTAACGTCCACCAGTTGGCCGCGAAACTCGACCACCCCGTCCGCGAACCGATGCACAAGTTCCGGCCAAAGCAGACGCCCCTTGCTGAAGGTCAGCACGGCGAAGCCGGAGCGCCAATTGACCCGGTTGTCCTCGAGGTAGTCGACAAACTGCGGCCCGTCGATTTCGGCGAGCGTCCCGGTGTCCACGCCGAAGCGCGGGTGCTGGTTGT